AATGTGATCCATCCAGTAAATGTATTGTGATTGATTATAAAGTACATCTGGATAATAATTAACGCCACCTTGTGCTGTTTTAGCGTCAGAAGCTTTTGATACTGAATCATAAACTTCTAAAACTTCTCCAACTTTACCTGTGATGTCTCCATCATTATCTGTCACAACAATATGTAATTCATCATTGCTTCCGCCTCTATCAGAAACATAACTTGATGTTCCTGGAGCACCTGCAACTAAATCATAATATCTCCATCTACGTCTAACACTTACGCCGTTAGCAATAGCAGTATGTATTCCTCCTTGGTCTGAACCATCGTGTCTTACAAAAGTAATATTCGCGCCTGAAACCGTAAGGACTCTATATTCGTATCCGCCATCTTCTCCAAAGTTTATAATATCGCCAACACTAAAACCAGTACCACTTGATAAAGTTAGTCCTGTGTCTCCGACAGCAATTGAGCCATCTGAAACCGTTGTTTTAGCTGTTTCTTCATAAACCGTAGAGGAAGGACAAAGGGATACTTTTAAGTTATTCCCCCAAGACCCGCCTGTTCTTGCTGCCCATTCTCCAACGGAACCTTGTCCTGTAGAATAGTTGTCTTGGTAGTCTGTAGTGTTCTTAATTAAAAGACCACTTCCGTTTGCTGTAGCATTCAGCAAGCCGGTGTTTGTTGCTCGTACAACTTTTAAACTATTACTGTATGCTAAAAAACTAGCAGCAGAAAAAAAGTATTCAAAGTTATTAGAATCGGGTTTTCCAAATGTGTCTACCAAATCTTTTTCAGAAGTAATAGATACCACTTCATCTACGGGACCTTTTGTAGATTGAATACCTATTGCACCAATAGATGTTGCAACAGCTGGTATTACATTTGTTAAATCTTTTTCCTTTACGAGAACGCCTGGTGAAACTTGAAATGCCATATATATGTTCTCCTCTTATTATTCCTTATTAGCTAATAAGTATCAATTATCTCTACTCTTATTTATCAAAATGTTAACCTAGACCTTTATCTACTCGTACAGGATGCCATACTTCACCCTTATCATCTTGGATAATTTCTTCATCTAATCCATCATCTTTAAATCCAAAAGGTGCCATATCTTGTTCAATTGCATTTCTTTGTTCTTCATATAGTCTTGCTCTAACATCTTGGTCAGTTAATTCTTTGAAATATCTTTGATTTGATAACCACGCAAAGATAATAAGACAGGCAACCAAATCATCATTTGCACCTTCTTCAGCTTGAAAGTGTTGTCCTTTTCTAATAAAAGTTGATAATTCTTCTATCATATTGAAATCTTGTATAGACATTTTATCACTCTCAATTAAAGTCTTTAAGTTAGCACACCCTACTCTCTTAACTTGTTTGGTCATACGAACTCCCAGTTGAGTTCCTCTTTTTGAAAATCCTGCACCCAATATCTGACCTGCACGGCCTTTCATTTGACACATTAAAAGATTTGTATATTCTAATTCAAATTGCAATGCGTCTGCAACCTGTCCTCCAATATCATTTACTTCTACACATATATGAGCACTATTATAAGCTTTCGCAACCTTTTCAATTGTGTGTGGAAACAATAAAGGTTTTATTTCGTTATCTTTAAATTTTGCTACAATATTATATGGCATTGTAGTGACATCAAATAAAACAAATGCTGAGTAATCTCTTATTGAACCACGAGCAACATCAACGGTCATTATATAATCGTGGTTTGCTATAGGTTTTGTATAAACATCTAAACCTGCGTTTGAAGTTATTGGGGTTACGTGAGATAATATTTTAAGTTTAGAAGGATTAATTAAAGTATCAATTGAACCTACAAACTCACATTCAAATTCTGAAGCGAATTGTGCCTCGGAAGTATTTCTTATAGTTTCTTCTCTCCATTTATCATCTCTTCCTGGTACTTCACTCCAATGTACATCAATAGGAACATAATCACTTCTTTTATGTATTGAATCATTCCACATTTTATAAAACATATTCATTCCGTGTGGTGTAGATACAATAATTACTTTTGAAGATTTACCAGAAGATATTGTAGGATAAACTGAACTAAAAAATTGGTCAGCAATGTTTGGTGGTATGAAAGCAAACTCATCTAGGAAAATAATATTATATGATCCGCCCCGAATTGCACTTGAAGATGTGGCAGCTGCGAGTATTTTACTATTGTTTTCTAATTCTAAAGAACCTTTATTCCAATTCAATACCCCTTGTTGTAAAAATGGAGGTAAATTTTCATATGCTAATTGTAATCGTCCTAATAAATCTCTTGCTGTAGAAGATTTGTTAGCAAGAATTGCTACATTTACATTTGGATTAAATACTACGTAATGCAAAATGTATGCTAAAATTATTGTAGATTTACCTGATTGTCTAGGCAATTTACAAATTGAAAATCTGTTATTGTGGAATGTATCCACCATTTCTTTTTGAAACCCATACATTTTAAAAGATATTAAACCTTTATCAATAGAAACAATCCTTAAATACTTTTCAATAAAATATACAGGATTCTCCATACACTTTTGAATTTCTAATATTTGTTCCTGTGTAAATTCTCTTTCTACATTTGCTTTTTGTAGATTAGGATTTCCTAAATATGCTTCTCTACTATCAGGCATTAATTATAATTCCTTCTATTGCGTCATACCCTTTGAGTACAGCCGCATTAATTCTACTTGAACCTTTTTTAGTCGAGTAAAGTTTTTCTTTGTAAGGTTGTCCACCTACTCCTAACCTTGGCACCTTATTAACCTTATGTTGAATAACCTCTATAGGGTCTTCCATTTCCTCACCATTCATCAATGAAGGCCAAGGTCGCTTACTTATATAAGTTAAATTACTTATAAGAAATGTTTTTTTTAAAGGATGATTTTTTTTTGCTTTATAGACTTTCATTACTCATCTGACATAGGACTTGTAACCGCTGTTGTTGTAATAGGTTCTAAATCGTCCTGTGATTGCTCCGATACCGTTTTTAAATCTTCTTTCTTTACTTCTTCTTTTTTCTTCGGTTTGTCTTTGAGCAATTTGTGTAATTCAGCTGATGATCCTATAAACAAAGCATTCTTAATTGAAGGTGCTTTGTCAGGTACATCTTTAAGTCTTTTAATTTTGCCTTGTAAGTCTTCCAACTTATCTACGGTTTCTGCAACTTGTTTAATTAGATTGCCTGCGACTTCATAGGCACGTGGGTGTTGGCCTTCTTTAGCAATTTCTAATATACCATCAACAGCATCCGTTCCACGCTCTATCAAGTTATAGTAGTTTTCCCTACTATACTTGTAATCGTTATCAATGTCTTCCTTATTTTTATCTTCTACTCTCGGAACCTTTGCAGGTGGAGTAGATGATGTTGCGGTTGGAACACCTAGTATCTTGTTTAGTTTGTCATCCAAATTGCTCATAATATTATTTATTAAAGTATTTAATTATTTATTCATCTGAATCGGTTGACGGATTGTAATTTTTAGCATCCTCAAATGTACTGATTGTCGTAGTAAATCCGAAGTCATCACCAGCACTTGCTGTTGTAGGATCGGGAACTACAATAATTCTTTCTTCTCTTCCTTCAGTTCCAGTAGTATCCGTGTACATATCAGCTGTTGTTTCCTTAATAACTTTACCTGTGTGTATTGGTCCATACAGATAAGTCTTTGCTGTAAAATTTAATGTATAATTAACCGTTCGTCTATTCGCAAATGATCCATCGTAAATATCTTCATAACTAACATTATTTAGAATAATCGGAACATCTCTTTTAATATTTAGTTCGGGAATAATATTGACGGTAACGGTATAGTCAGGTTGAAAATAAGGCAGTATTTGTTCTATAATTTGTAGTCCACCTTCAGCTGATGAAGTAAAACTATATAAATTAAAACTTATATTATAAGGCACAGGTGAATAATTATAATCCATTCTTTCACTTGTACCTGTTTTAACTGCTCTAAACTTTTTAACTCTTTGCAATTTTCTACTAGAGTCATAAGCAATCCCAGCAATCTCAAACCCCATACGAGGTAATGTTATTGCAACTTGTCTTTCTGCAAGGTCTGCTTGTTGTTCTAATCTTGCTAAAAACTTTTCTCTAGGAGAATATGCTAAAGGAACTTTAATACTTTGTATTATATTACCACTACTATCTTTTCGTTGTATAACAATATTATTAAAGATTGTTCCAAATCCTATAACTAATCGTCTTAATGTTTGATGATAAAAATGAGTTCCTAACATATCTAAAATCCTTCGTCAACTTCTCCAAATGGGTTTCGTTCTGTGAAATCTAAAATATCATCCGAAGTGGATTCTGTATCAAATCCTGCCTCTGATTCAAATGCTGTATTATCAGCTGCGTCTTTAGATTGTGTTTCAATACTAAATTCTTCTCCGATAAAGTAATGTGTCCCATATTCTGATTCCATTTGTAATGAACCACTACCATCTTCAAGTGATGTTTTATAATTAAGCATATCCATTGACCGACTATCTTCCAACGTATCAAGTTCGGATATACCTGTATCAATTTTTTCGGATGCGTATTCAAATCTAGTGACTCTTAATTTATAAACTGGTAAGTTATTTAATTGGAAGAATGGTTCTTGGTCTTCCACAAATAGAATTTCAAAAAAGGACTTCATCAAAGGTAGATAAATTAAATCACCTTCGTTAGGTCTTCCAACTGCTATAAGATTTGCATTGCTGGATACTAATTCTTCAAATCTACGTTTAGAAACAACAAAGGTTGTATCTTCTCTTATTTCTAAACCAAATTTGCTCATCAACTCAGCTTCACCTTGGAAGCTATCGCCTTCAAAGTACATTTCTATTAGATATGCTGTGTTGAATTTGCTTAGTGTATCTTCATTGAGAATCAAATCTCTATTGATTAATTTTCTCGGAAGATAATAGCAATCGTGGCCGTGTATTTGTATATTCTCGGATATTAAATCTTCTAATAACCTTTTCTCACTTGTAGTGCCACCTCGCTCAAAAAATACATTAGTTGGCATTAGGTTAACCTATCATATAATCTACTGGCGTTTCAAACTGTTTCTTAATGTCCTCTTCTAGTCTTTCAATATCCTGAAGTGCTTGATTATAGAGTTCCGCTCCATTGAGAGTCACTCCTCCCATCATTGCTACTCCATTAAACTTACTTAAATTACTTCCCCATTGTTTTTTAAACAATGCAGCTACATACCGTTTCAAAAACATATCATTATAAACATCGGTATTGGTAGTTGGATCCAATCTTCTATAACACTCCATAACTACAAATTCACCAACATCAATATCGTGTTTCCAATCCATATCAATATACAATCTGTTATTGTGCATATTAAATCTAATAGGTTTTTCTCCTACTAGTATATGGTCTAAAAAATCTAAATGTCTTAGCACCATATCATAATGAATAATAGATGTTGAAGAAAAATCATATAAGTCATTTAATCTTAATTGATAACGTATATCAAACATATTCATAGAGTGTCGGTCAGATAAAGGGAAGATTCGAGTGACCGCTAATACGGTTTCAGGAACTATGATATAATTATTTTGTTGTGTGTAAGTAGTAGTCACACCTCCCTTGGTCGCTGAAAGAGTAGAATCACCTTCTACACTTTTCATACGAGTCTTGTCAGCTTCAGTAAATTCATATTTGAGATAACATCTTTCAACACCATCGTAATGGTATTGAGCAAAATATTGCAACGCTTCATCAAGTCTATCTTCTAACTGGTCATCATCCACGTTAATGTCAATGACTGGTTGACCAAGATTTCTTAATGCGTATTGTTTTAATGTTTCTCTACTAGATGGTTCTGCCATAGATTACCCTTGTTGTTCTAGCATATTTATACTATCCCAAAGCAAGAGCAAAGGCAATTGATTGAGATGATGTTGCTTTTGCGTTTAATTGTGTTTGAACGTTTGAAGATACACCATTTAAATATTGATATTCAGCATTTGATATTGATCCATCAGCAATTTTAGTTGCGTCTATAGCTGCAGCTGCTTTAATAGTTGCATTTGCAATATTTGATAAACTATTTCCTGTTCCATCTACATCAAAAGTTTTATTTGTTAATGTTGTTGTTGAAAGACCTGTTATAAATGATGAATTTGAATTATCATAATTAGCAAGGTCATTATCTACTACAAAATCTACCGTACCATCTGAATCTTGGTAAGTAACCGCAATTAATGTTTCGGTGTTGCCTGTAAGCATTGCACCAATAATATCTTGTCTTACTTCATCTGTAGTTTGTGCGTCCACATAAGCTTTAATTGATTGTTGACTTGCTAAATGTGTTGCTGAATTTGAAGCAAAATCATCTTCATCTTTTAAAGCATTTGTAATTCTAGCATCCGCTCTTGCATTAGTGAAGTATAAATTA